GCACGAGACTTTATGCCTTGGGAGCGTGAATGCCGTATGAATGGTATTCCATTGGTAGGCAAAGGCGTGGTATTCCCATTGTTGGAATGGCCAACTTACAAGTCCGAAGACATTGATTTGCGTGGAAATGAAAAACTGGAGCGATTAATCAGCTTTGACTTGGGTATTAAGAATGACCCAACGGTAATTTCGTTCTTTTTCCGCAATCCGGTGGAAGAAATCATTTATTTGCACAAACAAATTACCATTCCTAGCGGCGAAACCCCAGATGAGTATGTGCATTACCTGTTAGACAGGGAAACTCGGGATGTTCCTATTGCACTACCGCACGATGCGGGTTTGGCAGGGCGATATACACTGACAGAGCAATCAGTTCGAGAAGTCTTTGAAGATTCCTATGGACTAAACTGTATTGCAGGTGCTATATTAAACCCACCTAACGATCAAGGCAAAGTAACAAACCATAAAGCCTATGGAATCAATATAATGCGGATGGGCATGGAACGTAAAACTTTTATGATTAATGAGTCATGCAAAGCATTTCTTGATGAATCTAGGAATTACGCCATTGATGATTCGGGCAAATTCTCTGATCCAGACGATCATATTGACTCAGCCCGTATTGGAATATTAGCTTTGATCCAAGGTCATGGTGAATCCGTGGTAAGTCGCGCAAATAACTTTGTTTTTAGGCGAATTGATGTGCCTGAAGGCAAAGTACAACGAATTTAAGGTCAGATATGTTGGATAAACAGAACGTAATTGTAGAAAATCTTGCAAGTTCATCTGGCAATCGTGGACTTACCGAACAAGTTTGCCATGAAGTGTATGTAAAGATGGTTGATTACTTGCGACTTACACAGTCCAAGAATACTTACAACCGATTTACTGATTATCACTACCTTAATATTCCAGTTTCCAATTCAACGGAACCTATTCGCGGCATTGACTACATTCAGCCTATTGTGGCTCCTGGCATTGATTATGCTACTGCGGTAATTACCAAATGTTTGATGCCTAACGGCAAAATTAACTTTGAATTTGAGCGTTTTAGCGAGTCTGATGGCGACCAAGCTCGTCAAGCCACTGAAATGGTCAAATATATGCTCAATAGTAAGAATGATTCTTATCAAGTCATTCGTGATTGGGCTCAAGATTCATTGCTGCACAAAAACGGCATTGTGATGGTGTCTCCAGTGCGTAACCCCATCACGCAATATAAAGAAGTTACAGGTACTCGCGCTCAATTACGGGTGTTTGAGACTCTTGCTGGTGAAAAAGGGCTGACTGCCACTCGCCAAAATATGCTTAAAGTTGATGTGGACCTTGAAGCAGCAATGCAACAAGTCATGTCTGCTGACGAATCAGAGCAAATGCAAGAGCCTACGGGCGATGAGTTGCAAGAAGCTTTGAACGAAAACACTATTTATCGTGCCAAATACAAATTGACTGGTTATGAGACAAGTGTCCGTGTCAAACATGTTGCGCAACACTATTTTGTCTGTAATCCAACAATTTCTACTATTCAGGATCAAGATTTTGTCGGGTTTTATGACCCAATGACTATCCATGAGTGCAAAACTCAATTCCCATTTGTCGATCTTGAGAAATTAGCAGAACACGCGGCCTACGGCCCTGCTGGTGCTTACCAAGCTGGCGCTTTGGAAAACGACTTAGCTCTTCACGCTCGTGATTCAACCCCAGTGCCAGGCCAAGGCGTTATTGCATCACAAGGTGCAGACAAATATAGCCGAGTCATTATGTTGACTACAGCTTGGATTCGTCGTGACATTGATGGCGATGGCGAAGAAGAGATTGTTGAGTGCTGTTTCTCTGGCTCTTACATTTTGTACGCCAAGGAAGTGGATTTCATTCCTTTGGCCAATATGTGCCCCAAGCCCATTACAGGTAACTTCTTTGGTTACTCACTGGGTGAGCGTTTGGTTCCATTGCAAGAGTATGCAACTGCTATTCGCAGGGCTGAGATGTCTTTTGCCATGCAATCGTCTACTCCTCGGATTGGTGTCAATCCTGAGTTCTTGGATGCCGAAGAGATTCAGCGTGGCGTAAGTGCTATGTTTATTTTGGATCGTAAATTTGATCCTACTAAGCACATTTTTGAATTCCAACCTATGCAGGGCAACTTGGCATATGTGGAATCAGCAATGAACCGCTTTGAGTCCGACAAAATGGCCATGATTGGCATGACCAGCCCAAGCGATACGCTTAATCCTGAAGTTATGAAGGATGGCAATTCCGGCTTTAAGCTTCAGTTGGCCATGGGCCCCAACCAGTTGATCCAAGATGAGATGGTTAAGAATTGCGCTATTGGTTTGCGTGATGTCATCTACATTACTTGGAAAACACTGGTTCAGTACTCTGACGATTACAACATTCAGCAGTTGGCTGCTACTTGCTTAAAAGGCCAAGAGTTTTTGGACGCCAAATCCATTGAAAACTTTGAATTTATTGATCGTCGCATGATTAATATTGACTTGGCTTTGGGTTTCTTGTCTGAAGAAAACCGCCTGACTCGTCAGCAAATGATTTTGCAAGCTCAACAACAGTTTGGCCAAGCAATGATGATGATTCCACCTGAAGTGCCTGAAATGTTTATTAAGGTTCGTCGCCCATTTGAAGACACATTGCGTGTTTTGGGTGTTAAAGATGTTGATGCTTATTTGCCAACAATGGACGAGGCATTAAAAATTGCTCAAGCTCAAGCGGCAAAAGGTCCTTCTGCTGAACAACAAGAAACTCAGTCTAAAGTGGCTTTGAATAATGCTAAGACTGAAGAAAGCGGCTCAGTAACTGCTTTGAACATTAAGAAAGCAGAAGATATTGATACAGATAATATGTTTGAAGCTTTGGCAGCTAAGAGAGGTAAACTTACTGCCGTAGAAATTGATTAAGGATTGCAATGAAAAGCTTGGTATTGAATATTCGGGATTATTTTAATCGCCGAACAAAAGTTATAGACAGTCATAAGGAGGCCAATGTAAATCGTAAGGCTCTGGTTATAGAAAATGGAGAGTGCGCCAAACGACTCTTGCGGAATGATGATTTTGCATTGTTATTTAACCTGTATAGGTTTTACTTGCTGGAAATGTTAGAAGAAAGCAAGGACGATGTAAATCGAATTGATAATGCACAGCGTGTTGCCGGGGTCCGAGACTTCATTGAGTTTATTGAACGAACTGAATATCTCGGTAAGGTAGCCAACAAAAATGTTGAAACTTTAACGAAATAAGGTAATATATGTCAGACGTAATCGCAAACGCGACCGCCACTGAGCAAACTGGTGTGAACCCTGTAGATGCTATCGCTGGAATGATTGCCGCCAATAGGCGTAACACTCTTCCAACCGAAGCAGTTACACCACCAGCAGGACAAGAAGAGGCGCAAGCCAAATCCCCTGAGGCGACTCCTGAGGAAGGAATCGAACCTGAAGATGGTATTGACGGGGCTACAGACGCTGTAGATTCAGAAGATACGGAAGAGGCCACCGATGGTGTAACTGAACCGGTTAACTTCTTGGAGTTTGCAGAGCAGAATCCTGACATGATGTGGAGAATTCCCAATAAGGATGCCGAAGGTGGCTTTATTGAGATTCCTGTATCTAAGGCGGCTGCTATTCTTGGCCAAGGAAGTGCTATCCATGAAAATGCTCGTAAGCTTAAAGCCGAAAAAGCAGATTTTGAAGAGTACGAAAGTAAGCGCAGGGCTGAACTAGATGGTTTGCAGATAGGGTTGGAGTTAACTGTTGTTCCTCAGTTGCAATCAGCGGCTGATGAATTGGTGAAAATCCAAGGTTACAACCAACAATGGAAGCAAATCTATGACAACGCCACAGATGATGTTCGTAGAAGTGAAGCGGAAGCTGCAATTCGACAAAACAACGAACTGATTCAGGAAAAGTCACAGTTTATCCAAGCGAATCGACCAAAAGTTCAGCAGTTTTTTGACCAACGAAGTGAGTTTGTAAAGCAACAGCTTGAACAATCTCGTCAAAGCTTCAAAGACAAAGAATTGGCGAACAAGGCAACATATAACGAATTGCGGGATAAGTTGGCTAAGGATTGGAGTGGTGCAAGTGGGTCATTTGTTCCTGGTGTCCAAAACATTGATTTGGTGGCCAGTGATGAGTACCTTTTAGGATTGGTTCGGGATGGTATGAAATTTCGAGAAGGTCCTAAAGTGAAGAATGCTGGTGGTTCATTGGCTGCGGCTAGTAAACCAATGGCAAGAGGCAAAACGGCACCTGAAGATAAAACGGTCGAACTTCAAAAGAAAGCTCAATCTGGTGATAAGAATGCAGCTCGTGACCTTTTAGCAACCATGCTTGCAGCTAATAAGCGCAGGCGTTAATTCAGGAGATATTATGTCTACTATTACATCTACATCCCTCGGTAACGGCAATGGTGCCTATGCTACCGACATCGTGGTTAAAGACCTCGATATGACCGTTTCTAACTATGTTAAAGATCGTACCCCGATCACTAACATGGCTATGAGCAAAAAACGCAAGATCAATTCGACTCTGCATATTTGGCCCAACGATTACTTCCGTACTCCAGCGTTGAACGCTAAGTTGGAAGGTGCTGCTGTTGACGCTACTGCTGCCGCTTCTAACACACGTTCTAACTTGGGCAACTACACACAGATTTTCACAACTGTGATTGGCGCTACAGGTACTGCCCGTGCTGTTGAACAAGCTGGTGGTGACCCACAAGCATATCAAGAAGTCAAGCAATTGACTGAGATCATGTTTGACGTTGAGTTGCAAATGCTGCGTGCTGACGGTGCTTCTATCAAGTACTCTGGCCAAGCCGCTACTCAAGGTGCTACACCTAACAACGGTCGTCGTTTTGGTTCTTTGTACTCTTTTGCTGGCTCACGTTCAGGCAACCCTACCTCTGGTACTGCCGTTCTGAACTTGGCTGCATCTGACAGCAACGACACAACTTCCGCCACATCTACCAACACTCCTTTCAATGGCGTGTTGAGCAATGCTGGTTTGGGTTATTTCAGCTTCTCTACTGGTCAAACTCTGCAAGCTTTCAGCCCCGTGCTGTACAAGCAGTTGGTGACTGTTGCTGAACAGCGTTTCAATGCCAAGATTACCAACATGGTAGTCCCAACATCGTTGCGTACTTCTATCTCTGACAACATTCCTCAGAGCCGTTCTATCAACCGTTTTAACCCTGCTGACAAGGGCGACACGATTGGTACATACGAAGGTGACTTCAACTACACCTACCAGATCGATGACTCATGGGTTATGGATCAAACCGGTGCAGACAACACTTCTATCTTGTTCCTGAACCCTGACGTTGTTCAGTGGGGTTCTTTGCGTGAACTTGGTCCTAACAACGAAGTGTTCTCTAACGCTGATGCCTCTTTGGATCAATACATCATGGAAGGCACATTGATCGTGCGCAATCCAGCTGGTGTTGGTGTCTTGGCAGGTATGACAACAGGTGCTGTGGTTACTACACCTCGCGCATCTACTCAAGTTCAGCGCTATTTGGCCTGATCCTAGAGTCTCTGAAGGGGGTCCCAAGGGGCCTCCTTTGGAGAATCATGGAGCAAAGCATGGAATTGAATCTCAACAATGAAGAGGCAAAAGTAAACGAGGATTACTACACGGGTGGTATTCTTGCTGGAGGCATGGAAGGTGCGTTAATTAAGAACGACAAAATGTTCAACGACGTTAAATCGGGGACTTGGTCGCAGACATTTAACACGCCTAACATGAACTACAAAGTTGGGGCATTGGATGGTGAGCGTTATGTTCAATATGAGCAAAAGAACGTGGAAACCATTAGGCAGTATTGCAAAGAGCGTAGGGAGTTTTACAAAATGATTGGCACAACGGATAATCCGTTTTTTGCCGGTACTTTTGAGGCAATGAACCTACCTAAGTGTTTTGCCCATGAAATCAGTTCAAAGTGGTTTAGCAATCGGCCTTGGGAATTAATCAAAACAGATAAAAAGGACAAAATCCTTTTTTACGCAATTGTGAACCAGTTTTACAGCGATTTTGTTTGCCACCCTAGCGGAAAAATCCCACTCCCCTATAATCCAATAGTCCCGACAAAATAAGGATGTCTTATGGCTCTTTTCATCCAATCCGGTAACGCTCTTGTTAGCCGAGTAGCACAATGGGTAGGAGCCATCCCGTCCTCTATTGGCATCAATGCCACAGCATTTGATTCTGCGACTGGTGTAATTACAACTTCTGCGTCTGCTGTTGGCCAAGTGTTAATTGGCGATTTTATTGGCCCAAGCGTAATGGGTTCATACACTACTGTATTGGCTGTTTCTAGCTCGACAATTACAGTTAGCGATCCAGACAGTTCTTGGGAAAACCAAACTTTCCCATTGGCAATTCTTAAGTTACCAACACAATCTACTGTTGAGATTTTGTCTTGCATTCAGTTGTGCGAGTTAAAAATGCGCACTATTGAGCTGCCAGCTTTGCGTACAGACCCATATGGCGATACACCAACAATTTTGTTGACCGACTCTCAGGGTATGGCAGATATTCCTGCCGACATGAACAAACCTATTTTGTTCTTCCAAGAAACCCCAAATAGCCAAGTTGAGCCAGGCACTCCTGCGGCATCCATGGGCCCTTGGATTATTTATGACCGAGTTGGCGACCGAGAGATTATTCGTCGCCGAATGATCGACCAGTTGTATGTGCGTCCATTTGGTGTGCCACGGGTTATTCGTGCTTCATTCTCTGAAGTTGGTCAGCGTTATGTGTTCACGCCAAACCCCGGTGAAAATGTAGAAATTAAAGCGTATTACCAGCGTACATTTCCATTTTTGTTTAGCCCAACTGGTGACACAATTGCTCCAATTGTCCAAAACAATGCAACATTGGCTTCCTTCCCTGAAGGCTATATGTATGGCACATTGTGGGCATATTATGATAAAAACAAAAACAACGAAGAGGCGCAAAAGTGGAATGCTCGTTATGAGGATTCTTATGGCTTGATTGAAGACCAGAACTTTAAGGGTAAATGGCTCGGAGGAGACCAACATCTCACATCCGAATTCCAGCCAAGAAACTACAGATACAGTTTTAAATAGGCATAAAGTATTACAAATGTTTGAAACCACAGCGTTATATGTGAAAACACACAATGTGACAGGGTTTAAATACTTTGGAAAAACTACTCGTTTGCAAAAAATCCATAGTTATAAAGGTAGTGGCGTTCACTGGGTTCGACACCTTAAAAAACATGGATCAGATTACACAACTGAATTGCTTGGAATTTGGCAAAATGAAGAACGATTAGTTAAATTTGCTCGTAAATTCTGTCAAGAAAACAATGTTGTGAAATCTTCTGATTGGGCCAACATGGTTCTTGAAGAAGGTTTGCAAGGCGCTGCAAATGGTGAAACAAATGTTTCCAAAAGACCAGATGTTCGTGAGAAAATGAGAAAGAATTCGGCAAAGAATTTGCTTGGCGTGTTTGGTAAAGACAATCCAAATTTTAAAGGTTGGTATATAACGCCATTAGGTCGTTTTCCAAGTTTAAAAGAAGCTTCAAAAGCACATGAAACTTCATTGCAAAATATTCATTATGGAATTTTTGGTTATAAGTACAAATACAAAGGCCAAGAAAAATTTGCACCACCCCGTAAAGGTTGGTCTTTTGAAGCAAAAGTGATTTAAGGAAACAACATGGCTACAGGCGGTCTTTACGGAAATGCTTCCGAATCAGTTGGACTGTACGGCAACACCACAAACTTTGGTGGAACGTATTTTGAGTGGTTTATCTTTCAAGAGTCGGCAACTGCGCCAGCAACTCCAACAGGCGGCTCATGGGACTTTTTAACCAATGTGGGTGTGCCACCCTCAGGTTGGTCCAGTACGCCTCCTGTAAGCCCTACAAACACCGTTTGGGCGTCTATTGCGATTGTTAACTCTCGTTCCAACTCTGCATTTACTTGGTCTACTCCTGCATCATGGGTAAAGCCTGGCGCTCCCGGCACTGCGGCCACTGTTACAGCAGGAACGACAACCACTGGCGCACCCGGCACATCTGCATCAGTAACAAACTCAGGCACCACTAGCGCGGCCGTTTTTGACTTTACTATTCCTCGTGGCGATGTTGGTGCAACCGGTCCAGCGGGCGCGACAGGCTCTCCCGGTGCGGCGGCCACAGTAACAGCGGGTACAACCACTACAGGCGCACCTGGTACTTCCGCTTCTGTTACCAATTCGGGAACAACTTCTGCTGCTGTATTTAATTTTACGGTTCCTCGCGGTGATGTAGGCGCTACTGGCGCTACTGGGGCGACTGGCTCTCCCGGCACTGCGGCAACTATTGCTGTTGGCACGACAACAACCTTGTCTGCTGGTTCTTCGGCTACTGTTTCTAATTCAGGAACATCTAGCGCAGCCACATTTGACTTTGGCATTCCACAGGGCCCTACGGGGGCTACGGGTGCTACTGGAGCCACAGGCGCGACTGGCGCACAAGGCGTTCCCGGCATTAATTGGTTAGGAACTTGGAGTAGTTCTACTGCATATGCAATTCGTGATGCTGTTACATATAACGGCACTTCTTATTACGCTATTGCATCTAATACAAATCAAGCTCCTCCAAACGTTTCGTACTGGAATGTGTTGGCAGAAAAAGGTGCTGATGGTTCTGGTGCTGTAAGTTCTGTTGGTTTGTCTGCTCCTGCATTGTTTACTGTTAGCGGAAGCCCAGTTACTTCTAGTGGCACATTGGCTTTGACATACAGTGGCACAGCACTGCCTGTTGCTAATGGCGGAACTGGTACATCAACACCTAGTATTGTTGCTGGTACAAATGTGACTGTAACTGGCACATGGCCAAATCAAACTATTAATGCAACTGCTGCTGCACAAGTTTATCCTGCCGCTGGAATTGCAAACTCTACTGGATCAGCTTGGGGTACGTCTTACAGTACAACAGGTTCAGGTACTGTGGTGGCTTTGGCTACAAGTCCTGTATTGATTACACCAACATTGTCTGGTGCAACTGTTGACAATTCAGCGCCTTATTTGAACTTTGCAAATGGTGCGGGGACAACCGTAGCAGCTGGCCGCATGTGGTACAACGGCACAACAGGTTCTTGGAATTTGGGTATGGGTAATGGCAACATTACTCAGCAGGTTGGTGAGGAATTCTTCAAGTATGGCAAGGCATCATCTGCCATTTCAGACACAAACCTACAATTAATATACCAAACGGGCACGGTGGGAGCAAGCGGGGTTATTACATTTGCTCCAGCAATTTCAAGCTTAACGGATGCATCTAGTTTTGTGGGTATTGCCACAGAACCTATCGCCTTGAATGCGTTTGGCCGAGTAACCTCGATGGGCACGGTACACGGCATAGATACTACGGGTTCTGTTTACAGTGAGACTTGGGCCAATAACGATACTATTTGGTATAACCCAGTCACAGGTGGCCTTACCAATGTTAAACCCGTTGCGCCAAATATCAAGGTTCAGATTGGCACGGTTATCAATGCCGGAAGCGGTGGCTCAGGCTCTTTTGACGTTGAGATTATTCACGGTTCAACCCTTGGTGGAACTGACAGCAATGTTCAGTTGACAAGTGTTGTTAACAGCAATTTACTTCAATACGACAGCACAGCTCAATATTGGAAAAATGTTGCGCCTAGCACCGTAACTGTTGGAAACGTGTCCGGCACAGTAGCTATCGCCAACGGAGGCACTGGTCAGACAACTGCTGCTGCCGCCATCACAGCGCTGACAGGTACACAGACATCTGGTCAATACTTACGATCCAACGGCACTAACGCTGTTCTCAGCGCAATTCAAGCGGCCGACGTCCCAACGCTGAACCAAAACACCAGCGGCTACGCCGAGGCGCTGCGCGTGCTTGAGAACGTGGACAAGGAATCTGACGGGGAGCACCTGGATGCTATCAGGGCTGTACAGGGCGTAGTCGCCAAGATGCGCCGTGTTTACACAGACTATGCGAGGGGTGGATACCGAGATGCTGAAGGAGCTGATTCTGCTACTGGCGATGATTATCGGGGACAACAAGTGGACGGTCAATGAGTTTGCCAGATACTACAACGTTTCCCCAGAGCTTGCTCACTGCATCGTTACGCACGAGAGCAACTGGGATTCGGAGCTTGTGAGCGCCGCCAATGACACTGGGTTGTTCCAGATAATACCAAGCACGGCAGCGTGGGTGGCTACGAAGTTGGAGTATGAGCAGTACGATATGAAGAACCCATTGCACAACATAGACTTTGGGGTGTATATTTTGAAGTATTATCCCGAGTGGTATTCAACCTTATACTTGTGCGAAGGAGACCAATGGTAGAAAAGGCTACGTGTCCCGAGTGCTTGGGCGAAGGATATGTCTGGTATGAAGGTCATA